GACATCGTGGCCGGCGTCTATCCAAAAAAGAGCTTTTCCGAGGGCTTCCCGGTCATGGGATTGCCCGGCGAGCGGTGGAGCGACGCCGAAGGGCTTGTCGAGGTTCAGGGAGCCCCTACCGGGTTCATGAAGATCAAGCGGCGGGTTCTGGAAAGCCTGCGAGACAAGGAAAAGGCCCGCGCCTTCATCGGGGCGGGCGGCAATCTGGGCGATGAGCCCTACCATCCGATTTTCGAGCGTACGATTGCCAATGGCCGCAGATGGTCTGGCGATTATGCGTTCTGCATCAAGGCCCGGAATGCCGGGTTCAGGGTTTGGGTCAACCCGGAATGGCACTTTACCCATGAAGGAAACCACGTTTGGGAAGGAACATTGGGCGATTTTTGGCGCAAGGAAGCCAAGATCGAAAGTCCGAAGCTGATGGCGGCCATTCGGCGGCTTCGCTGCGGCGATGCCTCGTTCGAGACGTTTGTGGCCCTTGCTCAAGCCTGGGCGAACCCGTCCGCGGCGCTTCCCGATATGCTGCAAGCGGTCTGGGCGGCATCGCTCGCGGCAAATGGAACCGCGATCGAGGCTGGTTCCGGGCTGACAACAATCGTAGCAGGGCTTGCGGCGGAAAAGACCGGCAATCTCCGCGTTATCGCCCTTGAAAGCGACATGCGATGGCATGACCGGCTCGCCAGCCTGTTGACGGTGGCGGAAATTGGCACGGTTGAACTTCTATACGCGCCCCTCAAGCGGGCCGATGGGTTCGTTTGGTACAGTTCGGAGGCGGTCTTTCCTGGCAAGTTCTCTCTTGCCATTTGCGATGGCCCGAACCGCGACTATGGCAGGGCCGGGCTCTGGCACGTCCTCGGCGATAGCATTCGCCATGCGACGTGGATCGTCGATGACGTTCAGGACAGGACGCAACTTGATATGGTCAAGGACTTCGCCGACGCCTACGGGCGCAAGATCGAAGTTCTCGGAGACGCCGGAAACAAGCAATTCGCCATCTGCATGGGTGACAAATGACGACCTACGCGACAATGAGAACGCGGATCGCCGACGAACTGGCCAATGACGGCGACATCACGTCCGCCCAGATCAACTACGCTATCCAGGACACAATCAAGCAATACGAGCGGACGCCGTGGTGGTGGAATGAAAAAACCGCCACGATGTCAACCGTCGATGCCCAGGAATACTATTCATCGTCCGACCTGTCTGACATTCCCGACATCGTGCGGATTGTGTCGGCGCTTGTAACCGAAAACAGCCTGAAACGGCCATTGACGCCGTATGAGTTCAGCCAGATCGACGACGTTCAGGACGGCTCGATGACCGGATGCCCGGAGGCTTACGCCCTGTTCAAGGAGAACATTCGACTGTATCCGATCCCGGATGATGTATACACGATAACACTGGCGTATATCTATCGGTTGACGGCGCTTTCCGCCGATGGCGACAGCAACGCATGGACGACCGACGCCGAGGAACTGATCCGGCAGGGGGCGAAGCGCCGAGTTGCGCTGAACTATCTACACGCCGATGACCTGGCCGGGCGTTGCGCCGTCATGGAGCGCGAGGCGTTTGCCGAATTGCAGGCCGAGAACCGCCGCCGCAGACCAAACACGAAATTGAAAGTCCCGGCGATGTTGTCGCGCGGCGGTTTCAATATCAATGCAGGGTAACAGATGATCCCGTTCGCACCATGGCTTCCAGACATCGCGGCGTTCGACACGCGGGCCTCGCAGGAGGCTCAAAACGTCATTCCGTCCGCGTCCGGGTTCCGGCCATTCGCGGGCTTTCAAAACGTAACATCCGCCATTACGGCGCGAGCGCAGGGTGCGGTTTCGGTTCGGTCGATTTCAGGAGGGATTTACAACTTCTGCGGTGACGCAGCAAAACTCTATCTTATGGACTCGAACGGGCTTGCGTGGTCCGATGTTTCAAGAACCGTGGGCGGTGCCTATAGCACGGCGACAGATGCCGCTTGGCGATTTTCTCAGTATGGGGATTATATCATCGCCCTGAACGGAAACGACGCCGCGCAAGTTTTCCAGCTTGGCGTTTCGACGAATTTCGCCGCCCTTGGCGGGTCTTCGCCCGCCGGCAAGTTCCCCGGAACTATCCGCGAGTTCGGCATCATTGCCAGCACGTCCGTCGCCAATAATCGTATTACATGGTCCGCCATTGGCGACATTTCCGACTGGGTAGCGAGCGCCACAACGCTTTCGGATAGTCAGGACTTCCCCGAGGGCGGGTCAATCATGGGTTTTGTCGGCGGCGAGTATGGCGTTGTGTTTCAGGAACGCGCAATCCAGCGCATGACGTTTGAAGGCCCGCCAACAGCTTTTCGGTTCGATAAGATCACGGCGGCTTTGGGATGCCGCGCTGAAGGATCGATCTCCACCTATGAAAGCATGATTTTCTTTCTCGCCGATGATGGCTTTTACATGCTCAGGGGCGGGGCCGAACTGATCCCGATAGGGTCTGAAAAAGTTGATCGCTGGATCGAAACCAGTCTTGATGCCACGCAACTCTATGGTGTCTCATCGGCCATCGACCCGATTAACAAGATCTATGTCATGGGGTTCCCGTCCGGTGGAGCCGGGAACCCGGACAGTCTGATCATGTATCACTGGCCAACAGGCCAGTGGGCGCGTGCGAGCGTCAACCACGAGATCGTCTATACCGCCTCGACGCAAAGCAGCTACACCATTGACGGAATGGACGCGGTGTCGTCCACCATTGATGGCCTGCCGTTCCCCGTTGATAGTCGTTTCTGGACCGGATCGGGAAGGCTTTTGCTTTCCGGCTTCGACACCTCGCACCGACAGGGTTTTTTCTCTGGTAGCAACCTCGCGGCGACTATCGAAACCGGAGACAATCAGGCGGCGGAAGGCCGCCGAAGCCTGTTTCGTGGGCTTCGGCCCATCGTGGAGGGGTCATCCGTCACGCCGTCCCTGACCGTTGGAAGCCGGGACCATCTGACCGAGGCTGTAACCTATGGATCGCCCGTTGCCGCCAATTCCTACGGCTGGTGCAATGCCCGAACCCAGGCTCGCTATCATCGGGCCAAAATCACCATTCCGGCCGCGTCGTCGTGGACTTTCGCGCGGGGCGTCGATGATTTGAAATTGTCCCTCATGGGGAGACGCTAAATGGCGAAGAAGATGCGAAAGAAACCGCGCAAGGCCCCCGGCCTTTTGGGCCACGTCACGGCACCGAGGTATTACGACCCACCCGGCCCTGCTCCACGTGAAACACTGGCCTATTTGAGCCCGTTCGAAAAGCGGGCGTTGCTTGGTATGACGGACGGGCGGTCAAGCCGAGGCCCTCGCGGGCTTCCTTCTTTTGCCGATGACAGCGCGTCGAGCCTGGGCGTGTCGCGCGGCGATGCCTATGGTACAAAAGGGTCCGGGTCCGACCCAGGACCGAACGGGGGTTCGATCAGCAGATCGTCAGGCGGGGGCTCTCCTAGCAATGCCGGAGGGGGCGGGAGCCCGTCCGGCAACGGTGGGAGCCTCGGTGGCGGCGCCTTAAATTCCATGAGGGACGGGCAGCTTGCCGCGAACTACGGCATGAGTTTCAACCCAGGCTCGCCAGGCTACGGGTCGACGTTGCCCGGTTCCTTTGGCTATCCGGCCTCCGGCCCGTCGCAGTTTTCGAAGGACAACGCAGCCCAAATGGCGGCCATGGCCGCAGAAAGGCAAGCCCTTCAAGGTTTCCTTGGGCCGGCATTCCCGTCTGTACCGACTAGTGGGTTCCCGGCGGCTCCGTCAGCTATCAATCCATCCCGCGGCGTAACCGTTCCTTCCTCGCCGCCGTCAGCGTTTGCAGGCGCGTTCCCATCGGACCCTAGGCTTGGAATTGACCCGAAGGGGATTTCCAATCTTCCCGGTCTATCTGGCCCAAATCAGGGTTTAGGGCCTGCCCCTGCGCAACCGGGAAATTACACTGACCCGACAAATCGCATCTCCGGTGTTTATTCCGCCTTTAACGCCATGCCGGGGAGTGCGTTCTCAAACACGGATTACACCGGCCTGAGCGTCAACCCGACATTGGGGGCAATGAACCTCCCGTCTGCCCTCAACCCCTCGCAGGGAACAACCGTTGCCGCCGCCGATGCCGCCGATGCCGACTATGGCAGGATGCTATCTTCTGCCGTTAACAATGATTTGGCCGCTGCCATGGCGGTCATGAAGCGAAACCCTGTTGTTCAGGAGCGGGCCTTTGATACGAGCGGAATTATCGGGTCGGTCGACCTGGCCTCCCTAGCAGGACTGGCTTTCAGCGGCTTCGGCCCGACGGTTGGGTCGGCTCCGTCTATGCCGAACATCGCCGGAACCGTGAAAGATCAGGCCAGGGCGGCATCCATTCAGGGGGATCGGGTGCAGCCCGGCTTAAGCTCGCCGCCGTCGGGGATCAATTCTGGCCCCACTCAGCCGTCAGGTACGACCGTCAACCCATCTCGGGGGACAACTGTCCCGTCTGGACCCCCAACTGCTGGCCCCGTTCCAAGTGGCCCGCCGTTGGGAGGATGGCAAAACCCTCCGGCAAATGAGACTTCCCCAGCGATGCCAGCCTATGACGGGCCATTCACGCCAGACGAGAGGCAGGGGACAAGTTTCCCATCGACACCGGCAAGTCCACCCATCGATGCGCCCCGAGGTGGTTTCGCAGGGGATTATTCTCCATCTTCGCCTTCTCTCGAAGGCGGGGGGGATGCCCAACCGGACCAAAATATTGATATGAACAAAGTGTTAAATGATCTCGACAGGCTAAACAATTTCGCCAGAATGAATTACGAACGTGTGCAACGAGCCATTGGCAATCGTGACCCGAACGGCGCATTTGGCGGACAGTTTGCCGGCGGCGGTAGCGGACTAAACCGTGGGCGACGGCCAATTCAGCCGCCAACGCCGCCCACAATGCCAAGCACGGAAGAACTAAACTCAATCTACACGGCGTTGCAAGCAGCGGGGGCAACCCCAGACGAACTTGCCGCCGTTCTCGCAATGATGCACAGGTGACACATGGGCGGAAGCGCGACAGGAAACGGGCCATTGTCCGGCCCGTACAATGACAGAGTGCTGGCGATGCGCGGGGTGCGCGACCCCGGTACTGGCGGCTATCAAAAATGGGGTGGCATCATGCCATATGGGGGCGGCCGGTCCGACAGAAATTCCACCGGCAGGCCGCCGGGTTTTGCCGGCGACGACCCGCCCGCGCCGGGGACTGACGGCAATTCAGGAGGGGAGCAATCCCACGATCTGGACTGGCTGAAGGCCCTCGCCGAGAAATACGGGATTCCGTGGCCCGGCGGCGGGTCAGGGGGGACAGGCGGAACGGGAGGAACGGGAGGAACGGCCCCACAGACGCTTGCATGGTCATTCCCGCAATACAGCCAGACATGGGCATTTACGCCGCCGGCACCCGTTTATCCATCACTGCCGCCCCCGTTCAACAAGGACACATACGCGGCCGACCCGAAGAAGAAAAAAGAATATGGGCAGGGAACATGAACACAGATCGCCGCTTGATAGAGCCGCTGCTTGCCGAAGTGTTCCCGTCCGTTGCCGGCGCATCAAGCGATGAATGGCACTTCTTCCTCGACAGGCTGGCCGGGATGGAAACGCCGCTTTCAATGTCCAACGGCGAGGCTTTTGATCGCTGGCGGACCGCGCTTGCCGGACTTGGTTATCCGGTCAACACCCATTCCGAACAACGCGCCGCAACAGCGAAAGAAGCCGCCGACAGGATGCTTGAGAACGAAAGAAAGCGGGCGGCCTCGCTCACTGCGGCCTTGAATGAGGCGCGGCGCGAGGCACCGGACTGGCCGGTTGCGGAAGTTTTGGCCAGCGTGAAGGGGTGATAGCCGATGGCCGTTCGCCCTTTCCTACATCTTCCGCCGCCACCGCGTGACCCTGATGGGAGAAGGCTATGGGAGGTTGTCGCCCAGGTCAGGCGCGGCAAGATCGACGCCGTTTCAACATTCACTCTGACGGCGAATGCGGCGTCAAGCGTCCTGAACTTCAAGGGCCTTTCGCCGCAATCGGTTGTCATTTTCGACCCCAAGACGGCGAACGCGGCAACGGAACTCTACGGCGGGACCATGTATGCGCTGACGGCGAATAGAGGCAACGACCAATGGACAGTGACCCACGCGAACAACGCGCAAGCGGACAGGACATTTCAGGTTCTTGTGATGAGCTAACACAAGTTAAATATTCCGGCGTTTCGGTGGAAAAGATCGGCAGGATTTGGGGCCATGCAATGCCGCTTTTGGTCCCCGCCCTTGGCGAGGGCGAGTTGATTGAGACGGTTATTCATCGTTTGTTTGTCGGGACAGCGCAGCTATGGATCGCCGCCGATGCCGACAAAATGCACGCGGCTTGCGTGACGGAAATCGTCAACCGTGGCGTCCGCAAATATTGCAACATCTGGCTTGCCGGCGGAGCCGGGCTCAACAACTGGCTTTCATATCTCCCAGAAGTCGAGGAATGGGCCAAGGCAAACGGATGCCACGCGATGCTGATTGAAAAGGCAAGATCTGGTTGGAAGCGGATTTTGCCGGACTACAAGACAAAGACCATTCAGATGGTCAAGGAGTTGTGACATGGGCGGAAGCACCGAACAAACGACCACGCAAAAATCATCGCCCTGGGAAGCGCAAATCCCATTCCTGAAATATGGGTTTGATGAGGCGTCTCGCCTCTACGGGACGCCCGGCCCCCAATACTATCCCGGATCGACGGTTGCACCATTTTCGGCGGAACAGAACCAATCGTTCGGACTTGGTTCGCAACGGGCGCTGGCCGGAAACCAGACGATGAAGGGCGCGGAACAGTTCACGCAAAACGTTCTCGGCGGGAACTATCTGAACAGCAATCCCTACAATGATCAGGTGTTTCAAAACATCCAATCCAAGGTCATGCCGGCCGTGAACAGTACCTTCATGGGCGCTGGCCGATATGGTTCCGGCCTTCACGGCGACGCGATGACAAGGGCTCTGACGGAAAGCTATGCTCCGTTTGCTGCTTCCCAGTATGAAAGCGGCCTGAACCGCATGGGGCAGGCCGCCGCCATGGCCCCGACATTTGCGGCGAACGATTACGCCGATCTATCCGTGCTCGAGGGCATTGGCCGGTCAAAACAGGGCCTCGCCCAACAGGAACTCGACGACGCCAAGTCGCGCTGGGACTACTACGGGCAGCTTCCCTACAACAAGCTGGGCCAGTTCCTGAACAACATCGGCGGGAACTATGGCGGAACCGTTGTTGGAAGCCAGCCGGGACCGAGCATGTTCCAGCAGATTGCTGGTCCTGCTATCGGCCTTCTCGGGTCCGCCCTATCAGGCGGCATGTTCGGCGTACCCATGGGCATCTACTAAGGACGGGAAACCAATGGCAAACAACATTCTTTCCGGCCTGTTGGGGCAATCCTCGCCCGCGGCATATTCTCCTTATGCGCAGAAGCCGTCCGGCTCCATGCTCATCGGCGATGCCTTGCAGGCGATCGGCGCTGCAATGATGGCCCCGCCGACGCAGCGGGGGTTGATCTTCAGCCAGGCGCTTGAGGACGCGAAAAACCGCCGCCGCCAGGAACAGCAGGACGCCATGACGGCATACAGGCAGGATCAGCAGTTCCGCCTTGCCCAGCAGGGGCAGGCCCGCGCCGACCAGGAATGGCAATGGAAGCTCGACGAGCGCAAGGCTGAACAAGAACAGCGGGACAAATTGCGCGGCGTTGTTGCCGGCGCGTTTGCCAATTCAAGCGCGGGCGTTCCGGGCGCTTCGAACTATGCCGGCGCATCGAGCGGATACAACCCGCAAACGGCAGCCGCGAAGCCGTACTATGACGCCGGCCTCGATCAGCAGGCGTTCGATATTCTCTATGGCCCGCGCGCAAGCCAGTCGGCGCCCAATGTGCAAAAGTTTTATGACGACAAAGGCCAGGAATATTACGCGCAATGGGTTAACGGTCAGTGGCAGCAAGTGGGCGGGGCAAAACCTCAATCTGGCGGTATTACATATACCGATGCACAAGGGAACACGTTTCAGATCGGCGGTTCCGGCAAGCCACTCACGGAAAGTCAGGCGAAAGACACGAATTTCGCTGTTCGCGCCGAGGGGGCAAACGTCACATTGAACAAGTATCAAGGCCATCTTACAGATTTCGGAAAAACAAATCTGGGCGGGCTTCCGCTTGTCGGAAACTATATCAAGGGTGCCGGCGGGCCTGAATATCAAATGGCCGAACAAGCTGGGAATGAATTTCTGACCGCGTTTCTTCGCAAAGACTCCGGCGCGACCATCACGCCGGCCGAGGAAGATTTGTATGGGAGAATATATCTGCCGAGGCCCGGCGATACAAACGAGGTCATTGCCCAAAAAGAGGCCGCCAGAACAAGAGCCATCGCTGGCATAAACGCCGGACTTCCACCGCTTGCAATCCTCGAAAAGGAAAAAGCACTGGCAAGCACATCGTCGGGCACCAATGAAAAAACAAAACAGCCAACCGAAGAAATTGATTGGTCATCCTACACCGACGATCAGTTGAGGGCCATCATCAATGGACAATAACGCCCTTAAGGCCGCCGCCCAAAAGGAACTGATGCGCCGTGCCGCACAGCGGGAATTTGACCGGCGCAAGGCTTATGCCGGTGCGCCGACCGGAAATGGCAATATTGCGTTGTCGGATGTTCCCGGCATGGCCTTGCGAAATGCGCCGACAAGCGCGATGCAGTTTGCCGGCGGGATTGCCAATATGGTCGCCCATCCCGTCAATACGATCCAGGGGGCGCAGCGCACCGTTGGCGACCTAGCCGACCGCTGGCTTAACTTGCCGGCGGCGAACGCATGGCTTGCCGAACGCGGCCTTGCGACAAAGCGCGACCCGGCCGAAGTTCAGGAATCCGCCGAACGCGGCGAGGCCGTGACGCAGTTTTTCAAAGATCGTTACGGCGGATGGGAGAACATCAAGCGCACGGTTGCTACTGACCCGGTTGGCGCCGCCGCCGACGCTTCCATGCTTTTGACCGGCGGGGGCAGTGCCCTTGCAAGGGCACCCGGCATATTGGGCAAGACCGGCCGCGTCGTGGCCGCAACGGGCCGGGCCGTCGATCCGGTAATGGCCGCCGGGCGGGTGGCGAAAGGGGCGCTTGCAACGGCATCTTTGCCGGTTGGCCTTCTTACCGGGACGGGGCCTCAAACGCTTATGGAGGCGTACAAAACCGGACGTGCGGGTGGAGAAAGTGCCCGCATTTTCAGGGGCAACATGCGCGGGAAAATTCCACAAACGGATGTTGTCGATGAAGCGCGAGCGGCGATCCAGAATATCGCCGATGCAAGATCGGCCAGGTATGCGCAAAACATGGCCGGAACCAAGGTTTCGCAAAAGACCGTTGACGTTTCCCCCATCATTGCCGAGTTCAACAATCAGGTATCGTCCTTGAAGCAGGGAGGATTCGTTGTAAGCCCGGACGGTATCAAGGCTCTTGATAGGGTTGCTGGGGCGATCATTGAACGGCTCAAGACGCCGAACGGGCGCTCTCCTGCGGCGATGGATGCCCTGAAAAAGCGCATTGACGACATGATGCCGCCAGTCACAGATGCGAACAAGAATGTTGTTCGCGTATTGACCGCCATGCGGAACAAGATCAAGTCTGAAATCATCCGGCAAGTCCCGGAATATAAGAAAGCCATGGCCGACTACGAGGCCAGCAAGGCGGCGCAAACAGAAATCGAGCGCAGTCTTTCACTGGGCAAGAAAAACACGAAAGACACAGCGCTTCGCAAGCTTCAGTCCGTGACGCGGAACAACGCAAACACAAATTACGGCTCCCGTGTTTCTGCTGCGGAAGAACTTGCGTTAGCTGGGGCTCGCAACCTAATGCCTGCTCTTGCCGGGCAAAGTCTGTCAAGCATGTATCCTCGCGGCCTCGGGAGGCTTATGGCGAGCGGTGCAGCTATTGGAGCCGGCCCGGCGGCGCTTCTTGACCCAACCGTAGCGGCTGCTGCCATTCCGGCCATTTTGCTTTCATCGCCAAGGTTTTCCGGTGAGCTAGCTCACAAGCTGGGGCAGACGGCAAGATGGGGCCGTCCAGTCGGCAAGGGATTGCTCGGAGCGTATCTACTCAATCGCGGACAAGAATAGGAAACGGCCATGCCCGAGATCGGCAACACAAGCGTTTTCTCACAAACCGACGCAAACAACAACAGCGGCACCGCGCCATCGTGGTCCGGGTCTGCCTTGCCATCAACGCTCGATGACGCCGGCCGCGCCATCCAAGGCGCGGTCACGCGCGAATGGAACTGGCGCAACTTCACCCTCACGGCGGCAGGAACGGCAGACGCCAAGACGCTGACCTATTCCGTCGCGCCCGCCGCTTATTACAATGGCCAAAGGTTCGCATTCATTGCCAACACGACCAACACCGGATCGGCAACCCTCAACGTCAATTCGGTTGGCGCAAAAACGATCAAATCCATGTTGACCGGCACCCTTGCCAACTTGTCGGCGTCAAACATGGTCGCCGGAATGTATGTCGAGGTCGCCTACAACACATCGAACGATTGTTTCGTCTGGGTCAACCAGGGACCGACAAGCGTTCCCTTCACGGCGGCCTCCGCTTCCGGTGCCGCATCGCTCGCCTTCGCCGAGGATACCGACAACGGAACGAATGTCGCCACGTTGCAGGGCGCGGCAAGCCTTTCCGGCGACATTACGTTGACCCTGCCATCCGCCGCCGGCACCATCGCCAACACGTCCGATTTCATCGGGCAACAGACGATCTGGGTTCCCGCCGCCGCAATGACGACCAGAACCACAAACGGGGCGGCTTCTGGTTCCGTCGAGACGACGACAAACAAAGTCATGTTGTCAACCATGGATTTCGACGCAACGACAGCTGAATACGCGCAGTTTGCGGTCCAGATGCCCAAAGGCTGGGACGAATCTACCATCATCTGCCAGTTTGTCTGGTCGCACGCAGCGACAGTGACCAATTTTGGCGTTGCCTGGGAACTTGCCGCCGTTGCTTTTGCCGACGATGACGCCGCCGACACGGCTTTCGGCAGCGCCGTCACCGTGACAGATACGGGCGGCACAACGAACGATATTTACATTTCGGCGGAAAGTTCGGCAATGACCGTCGCCGGTTCTCCGGGGGCGGAGGAATATGTAGTGTTTCAGGTGAACCGCGCCCCGGCGAACGGCAGCGACACGATGGCCGTCGATGCCCGTCTGCATGGCGTCAAAATTCATTACACCATCAACGCCGCCAAGGATGATTGACAATGCTTAGGGCAACGCAATTGATTGGGTTTGCGGCAAAAAGAACGCTTCCAACAATAAACTACGTTATAAAATCCTTTGATACAACCAACGCCTCAAGTTACTCCTATTCGTCCCTGTCTATCGGCGCTGCGAGTTCTGACAGATTAGTCATTGCGGTCATGACCAATCACAACGGCTCAAGCACGGCAGTCAGGACTTTGAGTTCCTGCACGATTGGCGGAATTTCAGCAACGGTTGCAGGAACGGGTGGGGAGGGCGTCGCTGGCGGCTCTTCTGTCGGTTGGGGGGTGGCGCATCTACTGGTGGCGGCAGGAACAACCGCGACAATCGACTTTACTTTAAGTGGGGGAGCGTCAAATTGCCTGTGTTCTGTGTATACCGTCACAGGCTGGACCTCTCAAGCCCCGACAGTTTATTCAGACACGGCCAGAGCGATTGAAATTGCTCTTGGCAGCCATCCTAACGGCGCGGCACTTGGCGCCGCTGTCCACAATACCACCGACCAGACTTACACAACGAGTTCCACGGGTTCCGTTCAACCTACCATTGTCGCAACAGATGCACATGGTTCAGAAGCCGGGTACTCCGCATTGATTAGCCTGACAAATGCGTCTGGCTCTCCAACCGTTTCGATTACCTCCTCCTCGTCGACCACCAACGAGGCCGGGTTTGTGGCAGTTTGGGAGTAATGACAATGTGGACATGGAAATCCCGTTCTAAGTTCATTGATGCCCACTTCCACATTCCGCTGTTTGCGGCCTACGGCGCGGTCGCTTGGTCGGCAATCGTCCTGCTCCCGCCAGTGATCGCCATCGCCTGCGTCGCCTTTTTCGTCGGCTATGTCCGCGAGGTCACGCAGGTTCAGCAAAAGCACTTCGACAACGTGATCTTCTACGGTTGGGGGCAGGCACTCAATTTCGAATGTCTTTATCCGGGAGCGCTCCTGATTATTGCGGCGATCGCCAGCGAAATCACTGGTAGGGCTTAACAGTAATGACGGGGCACGCGCAGATGACAAGCGATGGCGAGCGGATTGCGGTTCTAGAGGCCAACCAGAGGCACATGGGCGACAAGATCGACGCCATGGCCGGTCAGTTGCAGGAGGTCCATGATCTCTTACTGAAAGCCAAGGGCGCGAAATGGGCCATCATCGGGCTTGCTACTTTGGGCGGTTTCGTGTCGGCCAAGATCGGGGCCGTTGCGGCACTGTTTGAAATGCCGTTTGGGAAATGATATAAGGAGGCCATCATGCGCCGTTTTTTCGCCGCCGCCGTGCTTTTCCTCGCGTTTGTCGGAACGGCTCTTGCCGCCGACAAGACCTGCCTTCTCGGCGACCGGCAGGAGTTCTTCGATTCGGTCAAGACGCTCAACCCGAAAATCTACCGCGCCACGCCCAAGGCGTTGGCCACGATCCTCGGCAAGATCAACGCGCCGCGCCTGGCCGCCAAGTCCTACGCGCTCGAGGCCGACGAGCTTTATCTTGGCATCTTTACCACCAAGGAAGGAACAGTCATGGCCGGCGTCGTCATGTTCAAGGACGGCTGCATTGTGCCGGGCACGGTGACAAGCATGAACATCGAGCAATGGGCCGCTTTCATGGAAATGATCGGCCTGAAGCGCGAGGACTTCTATGACATCAAGGAGGCAACTTCGTGAAAACATCCCGCGCCGGGATTGAGGCCATCGCCAAACACGAAGGGCTGCGGCTCCGCGCCTATCCCGACCCGGCCACGGGCGGCGAACCGTGGACCATCGGCTACGGCCACACCAGCGCCGCCGGGCTTCCGAAGGTCTATCGCGGCATGGTCATCACCAAGGAACGGGCGCGGGAAATCCTGTCCAATGACCTGGTGAAATTCGAGAACGCCGTCGAGAAGGCCCTGACCGTCAACCCGACGCAAAACCAATTCGACGCCATGGTGAGCCTCTGCTTCAACATCGGGCCGGGCAATTTTTCCAAGTCCAGCGTCCTGAAATTCCACAATGGCCGCCAGTTCGAGAAGGCCGCCGGGGCGTTCGCACTCTGGAACAAGGCCGCTGGCAAGGTCATGGCCGGGCTGACTGCCCGCCGCGCCGCCGAACGGGCGTTATACTTGAAGGGGTAGCCGATGGCCGGGCTTCTTGGTGACATTTCCAACGGGGCGTCCTTAAGCTCCTACACGCCGACGCTGCGCGAAAAGATGGTGAACGCGCTCGCTAGGTATTGGTACGGCGACACGCGCAAGGGATACGCGGACGCCAATCGCCTCATGGACGTTATTGACACGACTACGTTAGGGCTGCCCAATTGGCTATATGACATCGGCCGGGAAGCCGGGAAGGGCAACACCGGGATGGCGGCCGCGATGGCGACTTTAATGGCCTTGCCGATGCCCAAAACCGCAAAGGATGACGTGGTTGGATTGCTTGGGAATGCCGCACGGGGGGCGACGGAGAAGTCAAAAGGATTGCTTGGCTTCCAGGCCTATCATGGTTCGCCGCATGACTATCCCGCAGAGCGCCTTGTCCAGTTCCCTGACAACACAACCCAATACATCGTCGGCTCATCCGGCACGCTTCCTGACATTCCAGAGGGCGCTAAGTCCCTTCAGGAGTTCCCGCTTGGCCGGATGAGGATGGACAAGATCGGCACAGGCGAGGG